AGGGTAACAAAGGCGACCAATGCTAGAGCCGACCAGGTATCCAATACCCGAGCAGGTATTGGTGGAGGTATTGGTAGGGGTACTAGGGGTGGAGGTACTGGGGGTGGAGGAACTTCTGGAGGCAGCACAAGCTACAAGCAAAATCGCGGAATCATCGGAACTAAAGGCGGAGGCGGAGACTTCTCGCATATGGCGTCTGGTATGGGCGGATTTGTTGGTGTTTATGCCGAAATCGCCGCAAAGACCTTCGCTTTAGGTGCTGCGTTTAGAGCCTTAAAAGAGGCTGCGGACTTCGGCGTACTGATAAAAGGTATGACAGCATACCAAAATGTAACAGGTTCGGCACTGTTGTCAATTACATCAGATATACAGAAAATTACACAGGGCACTGTAGAGTTTAAACAAGCAGCACAAGGTGTAACTATGGCTACGGCTGCAGGATTTGATCCTGAGCAAATTAGAGCTATGGGTACTGCTGCAACAAACGCAGGTATGGCACTAGGTAGAGACCTAGGAGACGCGTACGATAGAGTTATTAAAGGTGTTACTAAAGCCGAGCCAGAACTACTAGACGAACTAGGTATCATACTACGACTAGAGACTGCATCTAAAAAGTACGCTAAAAGATTGAATGAACAAGACAGCACTTTAAATAAGAGTGCTAAGAATCTTACTACTTACGAAAAACAGCAAGCGGTACTAGCAGAAGTTTTAGAACAAGCAGACAAAAAATTTGGTAAGCTGGGTAATACTATGGAAGGGCACGCTAACTCAGTTACTAAACTAGGCACAGCTCTGTCAGACTTAGCCTTGAAGACAGCGGATAAAGCACTTGATGTTGATGTATTCTTCGGGGTAGGAAGTATCAAGGATCTTATGGCAGGGCTAGCCGAAAGCGCTAGTGCCGTTATAACCGCACTAGCGGCACTGGCCGCTTTCTTAGTTACAGGATTAATGCCTAAAACAGGTAAGTTTACTACTGACTTTCAAAATCAAGCAACAAAGTTCAGTGATTCTGCAATTTCTATGCAATCCTCTATGGCAAAGGGAGGGGGCTCGATCAAAGCATGGGCTCAGGAATTTGATGGCCTAAACAAGTCTACAGGTAAACAAACTGACTGGCTTGAGGGCTTCCAAGACACAGTTGAGTCTATAAGCACAGGCATGGAAAACCCTGGTAAGTCAGTACAATCTGTATTTGAGAATATGAAGAACTCATATGAGGCCTTTGACACTGCTGTAAAAGATGGAGATCCGTTTGACACAGAGTTCGAGAACCTAGAGAAGGTAGTGGGCCCTAAACTATCCAAGACACTAAAGGGGCTTACTAAAACTGCCGCAGATACCAGTGAGGGCGTATCTGCTATCGGTAAATCAATGTCTGCCTCCTTATTTGAAGCAGTAGACGGTGAAGTAAGTAAACTAGATGCTGCAGGGGAAACTGTAGGTAACCTTGTAAATAAGGAGCTTGGCATAAATGCCAAAATGGGTATTAGAGATCTAAAGGACCTTAGACTTCAAATGCTAAAAACTTTAGACCCTGCTCAGTACGCAAAAGAAATGGATAAGCTAGTGGACTCTACTAGTAGTGCGATGAGTAGGGGCATACGTAGAGGAGAAACCTTCCTACTAAACCAAGCAGTATTAGGCGCTAAAAAGAAGTCTCTAAAAGCCCAGGGGATGGGCGCCATCCAGCAAAAAAGAATCGAAGAAGGCTTAGCCTCCTCCTTCGAGGAAGCAACTGCTCAAGCTAAAAAGTATAAGTCCGAAGTAGGAAAAGTACTGGACGATATGGAAGAGAAGGCTGAAAGTAGAAACAAAAAAGAGACGAAGAGATTTTTAAAAACTAGGAAGTCTGCTAGAGGACTCATTCGTACAATGAGAAACGTAGGGGCTAGTATTACGGCCGCTAATATGAAGTATGGAACTTTTGTAGCTGCCTTCGGTAGAGGTATGCTCAATATGACCATGAAGGCAGTACAGTTTGTAGCTATATACCAAATGGTCGAGTCTATGGTAAAAGGCCTTGCTAAAGCATTTGGGTATACCACTAACTATGTTACGGACGCGACATCTGCTGCAGAGTCTTTTGGGGAGGAACTAGTAAACCAAGAGACTAAATGGATTGGATATAAAAACCAGCTAAGCCTGTTCACCGATGGCATAGAGGGGTTCACCCAAGGTATGTCTCATAGCTCCTCCACTTTGGAGAGCTTTGGAGACTCTCTAGATACTATGTCTACTAAGTATGCTATGGCGTATAGTAACATGACCGAGGGAGATAAGGCAGGGGAGTGGTGGTCCGACTTAGTATTTTGGCAAGATTCCTTAGAGGAACAGTTAGAGAAACAAACTGCGGGTATAAAAAAGGCCATCCAAAACTCTGGGTACCTAAAAGAGCTTGTTGCTAGTACTAAAGGTATTGATGTAGATAATTTAACTATAATTAATAGTGATGGTAAAAGATCTGAAGGGTTGGTACGCCTACAGAGACAGTTAAAGAAAAGCACTGAAGCATCTAAGAAATATCAGGATAGCCTTAAAGAACTAATGAAAGGTTATGAATCTGTAGGTAAGGCAGCTGAAGAGTTTGATAAAAGTATTCTAACATCTACTAAGTTTGACACATTAGTAGATGAGGCGAGCAGGCTAAAAACATCTTTCTTCAATGCTTTTGAAGACCCTAAAGGGGTAGAGATGTTTGAAGAAAATCTACAAACAGCTATCCGTGCAGCAAAAACAGCAAGAAATACCTTAGATGGTATCAGCCTATCGCCTAAGAGCGTATTAGGAGGGTGGACCGAGGATGAGATAACATCTTTCAACATGAGTAAGGATATAGAGTCCGCTATGTTAAAAGCTTCAAAAGATATGAGTAGTAAGTTAGGTATAGCTACCAACGCAGCCGATACTCAGCAAGCGATTAGAGAAGGTAAAACTGCTAAAGGCCACTTCAATAAAGAAATACAAATTCAAGCAGCCGGAAGTGCCCTAAGCACTATTTTAGAGGGGTATAGAGGGGACTTCTTAGCTCACCTAAGTGATGAGAAATGGGAAGAATTATCAGAGACTATCTTCAATAAGGTGAATACAGGACTAAGAACCCTTAAGGTTAAAGATAAGAGTCTAAAGGCTTCTGTTCACGGAGGCCTAGGACATAAGCTAGTAAGTGGTGTGGACCCTAAACAGGTATCTAAGGTACTCCAAGACACAGTAAATAGTCAGATTACAGATAGTATGATAGCTACTGGGTTCTATCAAAAAGCTATTAGCTCTCAGGTAGAAGGTATGAGAGAGGTCCATGTGTCCGCCATAGAGACCCTAATAGGGGAAGATAGAGGCTATCTTGAGGGGCTAGCGGATAATATTAAGGATAGAAAAGGGTTCTTAGAGGCTACTGATATTCTAAATGAGGGCATTAAGAAGTACCTTAATTATGTTAAAGAAGCTCAAAGGCAGTCTAGATACTTACAGGGAGAAATAACTCTTGCAGCTGAGGCTTCTAAGAAGCTTGTAAGTACTGGTACATCTAGTGATTTGGCTGCCTCTTTAACTACCGAAAACAAAGTTATAGACTTAAAGAAGAAGCAGATTCAATTAGTAATAACACAGTTAAGACTTAGTGACAAAACTAAAGAACAGCAAGAAGCTATTGCACAGGAGCAGAAGAAACTGTTGAACTTAGAGGAGTCAAAATTATCTAGTATACAGATTTTACACCAAGCAATTACGGCAGAGGTAAAGCTACAGCACGGGTTCTATGCAGAAAGTGTAGGCCTAGTATCTCAACTAAGTTCTGCATTAGAGTCTATTGGCTCTATGACTAAGTCCCAGTCCGCACTTCTTACTTTTACTACTAAGAAGCAATTAGCGGTAAATACAGCTATAGATGCATGGCTGGCGCTGGAGTCCAAGTACCAGAAAGACTTAAAGAATACAGACAATAAGGATAAACTTACTAGAGATTACAATGCTAGAAAGCAGATCGTAGGGGACACACTTACTACAGCCGTTAAATTAGCGGAAATTGAAGTAGACTATAGCTACTTAGAGCATAAACTAGATATATATGGTAAGTTGGCGGATCAGGCCTCTGCATTTAAAGAAATAAGTTCAGAGCTTCTTGGAATACAAACAACTAATAACAGTGTTACCGAGTCTATAAGTATTTTAAGAAAAAGAGATCTTGATGTATCTAAGCTATACTTAGAAAACCAAAGAGAGCTTACGGAGCTGAGAGAGCGTAATGCTCTTGCAAAACAGCACGGCATATCGGAGGAAACGGAGCGCCTACATAGGAGTGAAAAAGCCCACCTTGCTAAAGTGTATAAGGCAAAGCAGAATATACTTAAGCTAGAAGCACAGGCTGCCTTAAATAACTTAAGAGAGACTTCCTACCTAGATAGTATCAATAGAAACTTACTGGCTGAAGAAGAGTTAAACAGTGCTAAGCTTACTAGTAGTATTCACATTAACAATGTAAAGGCTCGTGAAGTTAGGCTAGAGAATATTAAGAAGAAGTTCGATGTAAAAGCTCTTCAGCACGAGCATAACGTTTTAAAAATTAAAGAAAAACTACTAAGCGAAAACCTAACTGCTTGGGACCAGCAAAACCTTTTACGAGATATCTCATCTGAAATTTTGGAGATGGAGAAAGAGAAGGTAGAAGTAATGGAAGAGTATGTAGTAGGTTTAAAAGAAGCACACGAAGCTAAAAAGCGTATTGGTGAAGCTACTTTGGACGACGAGCTATACTACCGTATCCAAGAAATGAAAGATGCAATGCCTAGTACTATAGACTCTGCAGCAAATGTAATGCTAGGGTCTATTAACTCTGCTATTGACTCAATGGCTTCTAATATTAAGGAAGGAGAGGGTCCCTATGGTAAAGGAGGATTCGAGGACTTCGCTGCTGAGCAATGGCGTACTGCAGGGGATAGCCTTATAGACTCGGGAGCAGAGAAGCTTAAAGTAGCTTCTGCTAGTTTAATGTTAGGCTCAGGGTACGTTACTCCAGAGGAAAGAGCTGTTGAAGCACTTAAAAAGCAAGAAGTTAATAACCATTTCTTGTTCGATATTATAAAGGTTTTAGAAGATATTAGAGACCAGAGGTCTAATATAGCATCAGACGTAGCTTCAGAGCGAGCTAAGGCGGAGGATAACTATAATAAGTCGTATAAAGCAGCCTCAAAAATTGACCCCGATACGGCTTCTGATTTATTAATAGAAGCACTGAACCTAGGTGTCAGCTCTACTCAAGAGCTGACTGAGTCTATTAAGGCATTAACAGAAACTATGGCTCCGGTTATAGAGGAAGAAAAGAAAAGAAAGGCTGAAGAGTTAGCTAACAGAGCCTTTAATAAAGACTTTGATAAGGTTTCCTCTGTAAATGATATTCACGACGCAGAAATAGCTAGCGAAAGGCTAAATGATATGTTTTTAGCTGCTTCCAAAATAAATGACTTACAGGATGCAAGTATAGCCGAAGAACTAGCCAATGAAGCTCGTATACTTAAGGAAGTAAGGAATAAAGAAGTAACAGCTAGAAATAATTTCTTAGATACAGTAGAGGAAATGACTTCTGCTCTAGACACTTTCGTAGACTCTGATATATTTAATAACTTTAGAAACTCGGATGCTTACAAAGGGGTAGTAACTAAAAACTCTCCTATGTTAATAGAGGAGAGTACTTACCAGCCATTTGTAAAAGGTACTAAAATAGTAGACGACTCACACACTGTGCAAGATAGAGAGGACCGAAAGCGAGGGGCGGAATTCTACTCAGCTGGCGGGCATGTCGCAGGTACCGGAGGACCAAAGCAGGACAATGTTGCCGCATGGCTATCTCAGGGTGAGTTTGTTGTTAATGCAGAAGCAGCTGCGCGTAATAGAGCATTCCTTGATATTATAAATGCTGGAGGCAGTGTTCCAGGTTTTGCGGAAGGAACTCGTCCGGATGGAATGATAAGCGGGGGGATTTACGATGCTATTAACCCTGAGGTTACTAGAATACTAATAGAAACTAATTCTCATGTAAGTACTATTACTAAGCTTATCGAAACTCAAGTACATAATTCTCAGGCGATAATAAGAGAATTAGTAGATGATATAGACACTACTATAGCCTTCGAACTAGGGGCACCTATGCAAGACTTTATGATGTTCATAGAATCTGATATGGCCCCTGTATTGGATAAGTTAAGCTCTACCTTAGATGTACTAACAAAGGACTATAAAGCAGTAAAAGACTTTAGTGTTGTTGATTGGGCTACGCCAGATATGTTCAAAAGTACAGAGCATACTACAGTGAGCAAAGCCGCTGGAGGACATATATCAGGACCGGGAGGCCCTAAGGAGGATAAGATCCCTGCTTGGTTATCTAATGGTGAGTACGTAATTAATGCAGCTTCTACTAAGAAGCATGGTGCACTAATTGAAGCTATTAATGCGGATACGGTTCCTGCCTTTGCTAATGGAGGCAAGGCGGAGAGCAAATATGCTAAGTTTGCGGATGGTGCAAAAGTTAATACTAAAGCACTGCGTGCCCTATCGGAAGGTAGGTTCTCTAAGGGAGTCAGTTTTCAGCATTGGAGACCTACAGGTCAGTTACATGGCTCTATAACAGGGCTTAAAGGAGGTAAGGAAGTAGCAGGATTATCCTACTCCCTAAGCAAAGATCTAACGAAGATCACAGGCATAGGTATCCAGGCAGGTAAAGGAGTATTCTCTACTCAATTGTTAGCAGAAGTACTAAAGCATAACCCTCTAGTTAAGTCTATCGACCCAGGAGAGCTGTCTAAGCAAGGATTAAAGGCTATGGGTAACTGGAGAACTCTTGCAGCCTCCAAAGGTATAACTATACTACCTGCTGTGAATGAGAAAACCGTGGTTACCCCTAAAGGTAACCGAGTACTAGTATCCAATAACCCTGCTATTACGGATTTACACAACAAAGGTAATAAAATATTTACGGATGTAAACTCTGGAAATAGGCAGTGGGCCGGGTCTAGGGATGACCTACCTAAAGGCAACACAGATTGGAAGGCCGGCAGGCACTCTAAATTTAACAGGTACGATAGGTCCAAGTTTTCTAATTTCGGCAGTAAAGATATAAAAGCTCTTAGAGCGGGTACTGTTCCTAGCTTTAGCCAGAGTAATCTATTTGGTAATAACCAAGGGTTTGATCAGAAGTGGTTAAAGGGCACCGGACATCAGCCTACTCTGCCGGGCATGGATTCCAAAAATGTATACACTGACAAATGGAAGAAAAAGTTTATTAGTGATTTAGCTAAGCACGGCAGGTCTTCTTCTCAGCTTGACTTATTCCCTCAGAATAGACTACCATTTACTGGACCAGGTATATCTAGGAGCAGCGGGCCGTCTATGAGAGCTAATGCAGCTAGATTCGGGAAGTCGTTCCTTAAGTGGGGCCTAGGTCCTGCAGGTATTGGTATCTCTATTGCTGAGTTAATAGACTGGTACATGGAGTCTGACGAGGCTACTAAGAGCGTGATGGACAATGTTATTAATTTAGGCCCTACCCACGGAGTAGACCCTATAACTCGTAAGAAGTTTAATAAGGGAGGCTTAGCCTCCGATAGTACCTTAGATAACTGGCTTAACTTTGGTGCGGGGGTATCTGGGGCTAAGGCTATTGAATTCCTAATCAACTCACAAGGTGCAGGAAAAGGTTGGCTACCTAATAGCATGTTTGAGAAAGCCTTCGGAATGAAGGGCAGCTCAAGTGCTTGGTGGCAGGCAGGTAAGATGCCTTTCGGCCTTCAAGGCTCCTTTTTTGGTGCAAAACCTACTATGGGCGGAACGCTCGGACTTGCAGGACTTGCAGGATGGGGAGGTTTTGAGCTTGGTAAGATGATGTCTCCTGAGGCAGCTAAGTACTGGGATGAAGAGGCACTAAATGGGTACTCGAGAACTAAAGGGATGTTTGGTTTCGCCAATGGCGGGCTAGCTTCTAAAGGACGCAATGGAGATACAGAGCTTGCGCATGTGAACCCAATAGAGGCAGAGATCCTTAAGGCTATGGGAGGTTCAGGTACTATAAACCCTAGCACAGGGTTAAGAGAGTACGCTCAAGGATCAAAAGCCAAGGCTGTTAATATTAAGAGTAAGACTCAAGAGGACTTGTTAACCGCTGTAAAAGAGTTGTCAAAAGAGCAAGCAGATACCTTATTAGAGCAGTTAGAGTACTTTAAAAATGTATTTGACTTTAGGAAGGGAGAGCTAAATGAGGAGGAGAAGAACTGGAAGAAGTTCAACGAATCAGAGGCTGTTAAATCTTTTGAATCTGCTACGGGGGTAGAAGCAAAAGCTTTAGTACAGGCTTTTGGAGCTTCCTTCGAAATGGAGCTAGGTAACTTATTCAAGACAGGAAAATTCGACGCTAAAAGTATGTTATCTACTTTCGCTACGAGCGTTAGTACCGCATTTATGAATAAAGGCACAGCTTTAGCAGTTGCAGGTGTAGAAGACCTAGGCAAGTCTATGTTCACTAGTATGTTTGGCCCTGAAGAGGGGGATGCCCTGACTAAGCTGAAAGGGGAAGGCTTTAAAGGGTTAAATGCAGAAGTAGTAGGGGATAAGTTTGGAGGTTCTAAGAAAGAAGGTAGTTGGTGGTCCAATATATTTGGAGAGGGGTCAAAGGGAGTAGTAGACGCGGCTGAAAGAACGGGGGTCCTGCCTACCAAGGGACTAGCCTCTAAAGCGTTAGAAGCTTCTGAAGACGACACCGTTATGTCAAGCCTGAAAGAGAAGCTTTCCGGGGACGAGAGTATCTTTAGTGACATATCCAACTGGGGTACTAAGGTTATGGACTCGGTATCTGGAGTGTTTAAAGAGGACGGGTTCCTGGGGGGAATCTGGAAGTCTATTGGAGACTTTGGGGGAGAGCTAATGGATGGCATCTCTGGTTTATTCTCAGGCGGAGAAGCCGGAGGAGGTTTCGGCAGTATGTTCTCTGGAATTACAGACTGGTTCAAAGGTATGGACTTCGGAGCGATGTTCTCAGGAGCAGGAGATTGGATATCTGGGCTATTCTCTGGGTTTACTTTTGCCGAAGGGGGCCCGGCGGATAAGAAGTTCGCTAGATTTGCTACTGGCGGAATGATTCAAGGAGCTGGAGGCCCAACAGAGGATAAGATACCTGCTTGGCTATCTGATGGCGAATACGTAGTAAACGCAGCAGCCACAGCACAGTATAGACCTATTTTAGAGTCAATTAACGCTAAAGAGTATGCTAAAGGTGGTTTTGCTAAGTTTGCTAAAGGTGGATTTGCTAAGTTCTCTGAAGGCGGCATAAATTCTGTAGAGCAAGCTCTACTGGATAATGCTTCTGGAAATACTGGTATCAAGCCTATACCTCAAAGCAAAGTAGGAAATACCGAAGTTAGCAACAATGTTAATGTAAGTGTAAATGTCACTAACGGTAATGCTTCAGTAGACGTAGATGCAGGAAGTTCTAATGAGATGGATGCAGAGCAATCTAAGGCATTAGGTTCAATGATTGGACAGAGAGTACAAGAGCAGCTTCTAGAAGAACAGAAGCCTGGTGGAATTTTAAGTAGTTATTAATTATGGCATATAGTTGGAATACAGTAGTAGGGATACAGCCTGCTAAAGGATTTAAAGAACAAATTAAGCCCAATACGTTAAAAGTTACGTATGGGGGAGGCTACATGCAGCGTGCTGCAGAGGGGATTAATAACCTAAATGGCAGCTTTAACCTAACGTTTACAAACCGTAGCGCCGCAGATGCCCAGAAGATTATAGATTTCTTAGTTGCTAGAGGAGGTTTCGAGAAGTTTACTTGGACTCCTCCGTATAAAACTTCAGCTATCTCTGTATTTTGTGATAAGTGGGAGGAGCAGTACGTTGCTCACGATACTATTACTATTACTGCAACCTTTACTAAGGTATATGAATAATGAGTGACGGGTACAAATCCATAATTGAGGATATCTACGGCTTAGAGCCAGGTGTCTTATTAGAGCTATTTGAGTTAGATTTGACTACTATTCCTAACTGGATAACTCCCCCTGACGGCGTAGAAGTGTTGAGGTTTCATGCGGGCAGTACTAACTATGGTACGTACCAGAATGAGGCAGTAGTGTGGCAAGGAAAAGTATATTATCCATACCCTATCGAAGTAAAAGGATTCGAGTTTAGTGGTAATGGTAAACTACCTAGCCCTACTTTAAAGGTCGCTAATCTAACTGGAGTACTGACTACTTTAATACTAGATCACGAAGATTTAGTATGGGCTAAATTAACAAGAAAAAGAACATTTGCTAAATACTTAGATTCTGTATGCTTTAATGGTACGGATACTACACCGGTTGAGGGTACTCACACATTCTTATCTTGTGTAAATGCGGGTCTAGCGGGAGGTTGGGCACCGGTGTGGTACCCAAACGATAAACAGGATGTTAACGCTCATTTCCCCGATGATATATTCTTCATCGATAGAAAGAAAACAGAAAACAGAGTACAAATAGAATTCGAGCTATCTACTGCGTTTGATGTGCATGGTACAAAGCTACCTCGCAGACCTATGATATCTAATACATGCCCTTGGAAGTACCAAAGCGGGCAGGGGTGTACGTGGGTAGATGACGCTAGTAAGAGGTTTGATGCTGCGGATTTATCTGTAGTAGACCAGGCAGACGATACTTGTGGTAAAAGAGTAAAGAGCTGCGAGCTTAGGTTTGGGGAGAACCAGCCTTTACCTTATGGAGGTTTCCCAGGTTCAAACATAGGAGTTTAAGTGGAACAAGAGATGAGAAAGCACGCTAAGATCGCGTACCCTAAAGAGGCGTGCGGTTTAGTGGTAGAAGTTGCTGGAGAGGATACTTACTTCCCTTGTGGCAACCTAGCAGATAGACAAAATGAGGAATTTATATTAGACCCCGTAGACTACGCTAATGCTGCAGATGCGGGTACTATTAAAGCAATATTTCACTCGCACCCAGACTGGCATGAAAAGCCAAGCGAGGGAGACCTAGTAGCCTGCGAAGAAACTAAGCTACCTTGGATTATACTTAGCTGGCCAGGGAATAAGTTTTACAGATTTGCTCCTAAGGGCTATAGCGTAGAGCTACTTGGCAGACCTTTCTTTTATGGTATTTTAGACTGCTGTACTCTATGGAGGGATGTATACCATAGAGAATTAGGGGTAGACTTCGAGTGTATAGACAAGAGCGGTAGGTACCCAGAGTATAATTGGTGGGAAGAGGGCAGAGACTATTATATGGAGAACTTTGGCTCACAAGGTTTTGTTAAACTAATAGATGAGAAGCCTAAGAAATATGATGTATTTCTAATTAAACTAGCTTCTAAGGTAGCCAACCACGCTGCAGTATATATGGGTGGGGGTATTATTATGCACCACGTACTAGGTAAGCTCTCTACCAAAGAAATGTATGGAGGCTACTGGCAGAAACACACAGTACACCACTTAAGGCACAAGTCGCAATGTTAACAGATGTTAAACTATACGGAGAACTAGGGGAGCTATACGGAAAGGAGTTTACCTTTGACGTTAACACCCCTAAGGAAGCTGTAAGCGCCCTTATTACTAATTTTAAGAAGTTCAAAGAGACTCTTAATACAGAGGGCAATTCCTATGTTTTAGTGTACGGGGATAAAGAGCTAGAGATTGATGATATTATGCTTAAAACTTTTGACAAAAGAAAGGTTTTAAAGATAATACCAGTAGTAGCAGGTGCGAAGTCTGGTTGGGTAAGCGTCATAATAGGGGCTATACTAGTTGTAGCAGCCTCTATAATGATGGGGCCCGGGGGAGGAATGGCGGTAATGGAGGCAATGATGGCAGGAACCGCTACCGCTATGCAGGTTGGAGGTTTGATTATTAACTCTATAGGAATGTCTATGATATCCGCGGGAGTAGCCCAGATATTGGCACCTACCCCTGGTACCCCTGTATCCGCTAAGAAAGATGAAAACTATTACTTTGATGGTCCAGTTACTACAACAGCACAAGGGCAGCCCGTCCCTATAGCCTACGGCCAATTAAGAGTAGGCGGCGCAGTTATTACTGCGGAAATAAATTCAGAGGAAGATTAATGAGCGAAATTAGGCTATATGGAGAGTTAAAAGAGAAGTTCGGTGGGTCTCTGTCTCTAGAGGTACATAGCCCTGCAGAGGCTATCCGCGCCCTATGTTCTGTACTTCCAGGGTTTAGGGAGTTTGTAACTACTTCTGAAGATAGAAATATTGGGTACCAAGTACTTGTAGACGACACAGCAAGAGGGTGGGATGAGCTACACAGCCCTATGGGCCCTGATATATTAAAAATAGTACCTGTAGTTTATGGAGCCAAAAGCAAGGTTGAGAAGATAATAGTAGGGGCTGTAATGGTATACGTAGGCTACCAAATGGGAGGGATGGATGTAATTCCTAAAGGTGCCGAAATGAGTACAATGCAGATGGCAGGTAAAATGGTTATAAACTTCGGGGTATCTATGATATTTTCAGGTATAGCAGAAATGCTAGCTCCAGATCCTAAGCCAGAAGTAGAGGCTCCTGAGAACTATCATTTTGATGGGCCTGTAAACACAGAAAGACAAGGAGTTCCGGTACCTATCGCTTACGGGTTAGTAAGGGTAGGTGGAGCAGTAATTAATGCACAAGTTGTAGCAGAGGACAAAGGTTAATGGAATACACTAAGAAAATTATTAGAGGTGCTGGTGGCGGTAAAGGCGGAGGCGGTGGAAGAGCTGCAGTCGAAGACCCTAATAACATGCACTCTACAGGTACGGCTAAACTTATTGACTTAGTGTCTGAAGGGGAGATAGAAGGCTTAGTAAATGGTGCCAAATCTATATTCTTTGATGATACTCCTCTTAAAAATGCAAACGGAGATTGGAACTTTGAAGACGTTGTATGGGAAGAGAGACAGGGGTCTCAAGGACAGGGTTACATTCCAGGTTTCGAATCTGTAGGTAATCAGAAGTCTGTAGGTACTCGTGTTCAGAAAGATGGGTCTACCCCTAATGGAGTAATTAGAACTCTTACTAATAGTAATATGGACGCTATTAGAGTGTCTTTATACACAAATAACTTCTCTAATCAAGATAAGTCTACAGGAGATGTACACGGCTCTAGCGTAGAGTACCAAATAGACTTTCAAGTAGATAATAGTGGCAGCTGGGTATCTCAAGGCACTTTTACTAAAACCGGCAAGACAACTGCTAGGTATGACTGGGCTCATAGATTTCCAATTCCTGATAGTTGGAAGACTGCCGGGTTTAATCAGGTATCAGTCAGAGTTAAAAGACTAACAGAGGACTCAGACTCTCAAGCTATCAATAATGATATCTATTGGAATACCTATACCGAGATCATTGACAACAAATTTACGTACCCTAATAGTGCATTAGTTGGCATACAGCTAGACGCTAAACAATTTGGCCACGTACCGAGACGAGGTTACGAAATTAAGGGGGTTAAAGTAAAAGTTCCATCGAACTATACTCCCTATGACCCAAATTCAACCCAAGTTGGAGATTTTCTTTATTCAAGCATCTGGGATGGTACTTTTGACGTAAAGTGGACGATGAACCCTGCTTGGATCTACTACGATCTTCTTACTAATGATAGATACGGCCTCGGACAATTTTTAGATGAATATTATATCGATAAGTGGGCACTATATACAATTGCTAGGTACTGTGATTCGGTAGACGATAACGGGCAGTACGTAGGAGTTCCTTCCGGATTTATGGATGGGAACACTACAAAGATGGAACCTAGATTTACGTGTAATTTATACCTACAAGGAGCAAACGAAGCCTACAAAGTACTAAACGATTTAGCCTCTGTGTTTAGAGGCTTAGTGTACTGGGACGAAGGATTAGTATCTGCAATTCAAGATGCTCCAAAATTACCTGTATTCCACTTTACAGAAGCTAATGTAATTGACGGGAACTTTGCGTACACTGGGTCTTCCAAGAAGGCCAGGCATAACGTAGTATTAGTTACGTGGAACGACCCTGCTAATGGGTATAAACAGACTATTGAGTACGTGGAGGACCGAGAAGGTATTCAAAGGTACGGCATGGTAGAAAAGAGTGTTATCGCGTTTGGGTGTACCTCTAGAGGCCAAGCACAAAGAGTGGGTAAGTGGATCTTATACACAGAAAGACTAGAAACTGAAGGTATCACGTTTAAAACGGGGTTCGAAGGAGTACCTGTACGTCCTGGAGATTTAGTAAAGGTTTCGGATAAACATAGAGCCGGGGTACGATATGGAGGTAGAATAATACCTTCAGTATGCTCGGATACTAGCTACACTACGCAGACAGATTGTGAGTCCGGTACTATTTTTAGCGGATACGGGCTAAATGACTTTACTAGATCAGGGTCTTACACAGGTAACCCTGGGGACGTATACCGATTTGTGGTATATCAAACTCCTCATACGGCGCAGACCCACAATATCTTTGTTACAGAGTCTTCATGGTTTAAAGATGAGGCACTTACCCAAGAATACAATACTTGTTCTGATGGTACTTCCGCTACTGCAGTATTATGCTGTACTAATAATTCTGGGTCCTGGGATGCTGTAAACAGTACTTGTTCTGGAACCTCCGTAGAGTGGTACACTTTAGATTCCTATGACGGGGATACTTACAGGTTTAAGAATAAGGAAGCTGCAACAGCAGTAGTTAGAGAAACTAGTTTACTCTTTGAGTCTCCTGTACTAAACGAGGGGGATGTGTGGGAGTATGCCACCCCAAAAGACTTTTCTGTATCCGTAACCAACGCAGTAGGGGCTAATAATCCTACGTTTATAGAGAATACTCACGGTAACTCCTCTAATTTAGAACTCGGCGTGGCACCTCTTACCGAGAGCATGCATAATACATTCAATATATTTATTAATGGCCAGCTAGACTTTAGTAATGGTATTAATATTCGTATGCAGGAGGAGGAGCAGTCGTACAACTACGGTATCAAGTACTCTTTTGGGGATGTAATAGGGCATACTATAGGGGACTACTGGGAATGGGACGCAAGAACTTGGAGCGTGACAGATAGAGATACGATCTGTTTAGATGCTCCTGTGGAATTAAACGGGCAAGATAATATGGACTTTAGTATTATTAAGCCAGATGATAGGTGTACTAACTCCGATGGTAGTATTAATAACTCTTATAATAGTAGAAGTGCTTGTGTGGGCGCAGGCAAGAAATGGGACGAAGCCTCTTACGTAGTAACTAAAGATATCACTATTGATGCCAATGCTGCTACGTATGAAACAAACATCATACATTTAAGTACTTCTCTAGACTTTGACCCTCTACCTATGCAGGTATGGACGATGGAAAGAATAGGGCAGGTAGAGGCCCAGCTATTCAGAGTTATGTCTATAACTGAAGACGAGCTGAATAAGTATACTATTACAGGGCTGGAGTACAACGCCTCTAAGTTCGATGCAATTGAGCTAGATGAAGAGTTAGAGATTACTAGTATAAGTGAAAGACTACCTTGGGGCACTGCGCCCCCTCCTGTAACTAACATTACAGCTACAGAAGAGCTGTACGCTAATGTTAATACCATACGTAACCGTATGCACGTTAGTTGGGAAGCCCCAGGACAAAACTACTACTGTTTAGAGGATAATAGCTTCACTAATAAGTCAGACTGTGAGAACGCCTCGTACACTTGGTTAAGGTCTTCATACGACTACCTTAGTCACTATGAAGTTCAGTATAGACGTGAAACGGATGATTGGACTACTATAGAACATAACAGTGCTAATAATGTATCTATCGATAATACTTATGCTTCTCCTACTAAGCTGCATGCGTGTACGGATAACACATATACTAACCTTAAGGACTGTGAAGCAAACGGAGAGACTTGGAACTTCTACAGTACCGAACTAGCGTGCACAACAGCAGGGAACTCAGTGTGCTACAATGGGTCTGTATATGAAGTCAGAGTTAGAACCGTCAGTTTAGTAAATGATAAGAGGTCTAGCTGGACTACTTATAAAGTAGAGCTTAAAGGCAAGACCCTACCCCCAGAGGATGTAGGAGGAGTATCGACAGATTGGTACGCCGATAAAGGACTAGTACTAAGGTGGGGCAGTAACACGGATATAGACTGGGCATACTATGAGGTTCGAAAAGGGACCTCATGGGATACCTCCCCAGTTATAGGCACTAGCATTACTAATACTCATTTAGAGGTTGGTGACGTTTCTGAAGGTGCGCATAGCTATCTTATTAAAGCAATAGATACTACAGGGAATTACTCAGAGAACCCAACTTCTATTACGTACACTGTAACTCCTCCTAGCTCTGTCAGCTCTCTGTCCTACTCATTTGATGTGGGGAACGTGGACATAGCTTGGACCGCCCCTAGTACAGCGTCCCAAGGTATTAAAGAGTACGAAGTTAGGGAGGGGAGTACTTGGGCAGCGGGAGCAAACCCTAAAGTGGTAACTACTTCTTCTATCTCTTACCCAGTAACTTGGGGCGCTGGACTTTATGGTGCTGCAGGGTCCAATGCTAAAACATTCTGGATTGCAGCAAAGGACCACTCTGATAACTATGGAGTACCTGCTCAAATTGATGTAGTAGTAGCAAGGCCTAGTTCAACATTATTAACTTCTACAGTATCCGGAGCTAATGTAGTACTTAATTGGACTACTCCGACTTCAGACCTACCTATAGTAGACTATAAGCTACGCTACGGTAGTACATGGAGTACTTCTACAGATATCGCTATTAATAAGGTAACTGACTGGACTACGAAAGTTACATGGGGCCCAAATACACCGCGTACCTTCTGGGTCACTTCGGTGGACTCTGCAGGAAATGAGGGCACTCCTATGAGTGTAGTAGTTGATGTTATCATACCTGGGAAACCTACAGTTACAAATAGCTATAACTCTGAGAACGTACTACTACAGTGGACACCTACTTCGGGCCAGACATTACCTATTGAAAAGTATGAAATCAGATATGGTAATACGTGGAGTAATGGACATAACCTATCTGGAGTTTTAGCTACTGCAGCGGGGTTCACTCCTGAGCTTAAGGACGGAACGACTAAGTCAATTAGATGTAGCTGGGGTCCTTTCTTTGGAGAGCCTACAAGAACTTTTTGGGTGGCTCCTATTGACTCTGCTGGTAATTACGGAGAAATCGGGTCAGTAGATGTAACTATTAACGTACCTTCTACACCTTCAGGCCTAACTACTGAAGTTATCGATAACTATGTTAAGCTAGACTGGGCAGACCCTAGCTTATCTTCCCAGCAGCTACCTATTCATAACTATAAAGTATCTAGATGTGATAGAGATAATACTACTTGTACGGTTGCCTCTTCGGTAGATAGCAACTTAATGGGACCTTCTACTTTTGTAACTAGATTTGAGTCTATCGGGGGCGTATACAAGTACTTTATTGTAGCTGTAGATTCCGCAGGGAATGAAAGTGCCCCTCTAACTTCAGTAGCTACTGTAAATGAACCTGCAAACTTTACCTTACATCAGCAGATTAATAGCTCTTTAGACCCAGATGTACCTGTTAATGAGGCTCATTGTGATGGCGCAGTAGCAGGGGACTCTGCTTCTTGTATAGCAGGTGGAGGCTCCTGGGTACAGGAAGATAAGATTAATACTATTGACCTATATAAGGGAGATACTTTCCCGGCGTATGGGCCAGTAGACAATACTGAAACTTGGGAGTCTCACTTTACTAGTAAGGGTTGGACTACCTTGAATGACCACGGAGCTAATAACTCATATATTGCAGCCAAGCCTGCTACTAGTGAGTGCGAATTTTACCATTCTTGGGATGTAGGCTTAGAACTAGGTTCCTCTAATATTACTGTGCAAATTACTTCAGCACATAAAGATAACCCAAATATAAATGTGATTAAAGAGACGCACATATATTGGACCAATAATTTAGCTGTATACAACCAAAGTTTGACTGACTTCAGTAATTGGAACTACTCAGGCTCGGCCTCCAGTACTTCTAGTGCCAATGACTTTAGATATGTTAAGGTGTATACTAAGTTCAAGTCTATTCCTACTAATGATGTAGTAATTGTAGATAATGTTAAATTCCTATTATCTATGTCCGAACAGACGGAAACGGGTACTCACTCGGTAAATGTGCTGCAGAAAGATACAGGAGTTAAGGTATATGTAGACGGTACAGACCCTACTAATGGTACTACCTATAAATATGTAGATGTTAAAAAGATTGAAGTAAATTATAGCGGCTCTGCAGCTAAAACCGCGATATACGACTTCGTAGATGAAGCAAACCCAGAGAGCTTTACAGTTTATCTATACGATATAGCAACTGGAAATAGAACAGATGGCAACTTTGACTGGGAAGTCGTTGGTGTTAGAGAATAATTAAGGAGAAATAAAAAATGGCAAATTGGGATCACCCTATACTATCTAGTCTATATACAGACTTTGTAGATGAAGTAAAGAATAGAGACGCTGACGTCGCTAGACAGTTTAGAGAGTACGGAACCAATAGTGTTCTAGGTACAGGAACTATTGTACAAGGAACCGTTAGATTCGATGGAAGCAAATGGCTAACTTGGAATGGAACTCAGTGGGAGGATTTAGCGTCTGAGTACGATATAGATGTTACTACTGTTAAAGGAGTCGCTCCCTCAGCTACAGGCGGTCCTAATACTCTACCTTTGTGTAATAACACTACCCAGGCTCAACTATCCGCCGACTTATTAGACGGGTACCACGCGGGTAATACCTCAGGTACTATTCCTATCTCTAACGGTACTCTAAACGTAAATCTTAATGCAGATATGGTGGATGGGAAGACTGTGGGTAACGCTAATGGTAATATACCTCTATCTAACAGTACCTTAAATGTAAACCTTAATGCTGATATGGTTGATGGTAATAATGCTAGTAATAGTAGTGGCGATATACCTATTTCTAATGGTACAGTCAATACCAACCTTAATGCAGACTTATTAGATGGATATCACGCGGGTAATGCTAATGGAGACATTCCTATTTCAAATGGCGTACTTAACGTGAACCTTAATGCGGATATGGTGGATGGCAAAACTGTTGGTAACGCTAATGGTAATTTACCTATATCTAATGGCACGGTATGTACTAACTTGAATGCCGAGTTCATTGGAGGAACTAATTTAGCAGGGCTATCCTTAGCCCACTCGCACCCATATCTGCCTACGGCGGGGGGTACGGTGTCGGGGGACCTAACGGTAACCGGTAATTTTACCGAAAGCTCTGATATTGCTTTGAAGTATGACATTAACCCTATTTCTGGAGCTTTAGATACTATTAGTAAACTTACCGGTAGTACGTACAAGTGGAGGGCAAACGATAAACCTTCTATGGGATTAATCGCACAGGAGGTAGAGAAGGTACTACCAGACGCAGTAACTTATGATGAAGCAGGCGAGGCTACGGGGGTACAATACACTAGACTAATCGCTGTACTAATTGAAGCAGTAAAAGACTTAAACACTAAATTGGAGAATAAATAATGCCAGCAGGTACACATAATATAATTATTGAGAAAGGGGCTTCTTTTGATTTAGCTCTAACGGTGGAGAAACCTCAGGGAACGCCTATGGATATCTCAAACTACACTATTCGTGGGCAAGTAAGAAGAGATTTATACGAGCCTACTATTAATGCTACTTTTGCTTCTATTATGCCGGCAGGAGGAGTAGATGGTAAATTTACTATCTCAATATTACCCGCAGATACAGATACAATGACTTCTGGCATGAATGTATATGATGTAGAATTAGAGGAAAATACTACAGGCTCTGTTATGCGACTGTTAGAAGGTAGAGCCGACGTTAGGGAAGGAGTTACAAAATGATAGATGTTCACCTTACAGTAATGGAGTACCCCATTGTCGATGTAAGTGTCCAAGCGCCTGATGAGATAGATTTATCTATTACAGAAGAAACCACTATTGTTACTGCATCTGAATTATCTTTTAGCCAGTTGGCAAAATATGTGTCATACACAGGGCACGGCAATTTAGTATCTCAAAACGTTCAAGATGCTATATCCGAGCTTTCAGATAATTTATTTCAACAAGGAACGGAACCTACTAGCGGAGTTAATGAGGGCGACCTTTGGTATGATACTACCAACGATAGACTTATGGTTTATAGTACTATTGCCGGAGCCTCCTCTTGGGAAGAGGTAGTAATGCAAAATCAGGGCATGGTAGACGGGGGAGAGTTCTAGAAATACGATTTATTTTTGGAAAGGTGGGGAAAAAATTTACTTGACATTTACCCCGCATTTCGGTATAATGTATTTATAAACTCGAGTCCTACATAGGATTTTATTAAGATGGCTAGATCAAATACGATAGTACTAAAGAGAACTAATGTTCCCGGTAAAATACCAAGTACTCTCAATTTGTCTTCACCAGGCGAGGTAGCAGTAAACTTAGCAGATAATAAGTTATTTGTTAGAAATACTACTGACCAAGTCATTGAGTTAACGAGCCAGCCGCTCGGCAACGCTTCAGATGTAAACATAACATCTCCAGCAGATGGGCAAGTACTAAGATACAGAGATTCAACTAATGAGTGGGAATCATCAAACTCTTTACGTGTAACATCCTCAGATGGGAACGTTTCTATAGATAATACAGAAGTACTTAAGTTCGATCAAAATACAGGGTTACGGGTATCAGATTTAGGGAACCACGAAGTTGAAATCAGCTTGGGTTCACACTGGAAAAACCTAGAAGTAGACGGAGAGTCTACGTTAGTACCAGTTGGTGAAGAAACTTTACGTTTTATTGCCGGCACGGGATTAACAATACAAACAGATAGTTCAACCGCTCCACAGAGCATCGAGTTTATAGCAAATGAACCTTATCTGAATGCCTTACAGGACGTAGTATTAGATCACACACCGCCGGTCAACGGAGAGATATTAAAATGGAGTAACGACGCATGGAGACTGTCTACTGGTGTAGATATCCAGCGTTTTGCATTTACAGCTCCAAGTTTCACTTGGAATGTAGCTCATAACCAAGGTACAGATCAATTTATAGAGAGAATAGTTAGAGAAGACGGGATGCCTATGTTTGCTAATATAGACGTTGTAGATTCAGATAACTTTAAAGTGTATTTTACTGAAGAAGTAACAGGACATATAGATGTTATATTCTCAGGATAAGGAAGAGAACAGATGATAGAAATAAGAATACCCAGATCAGAACTACATTTAGCAGCGTACTTGAAAAGTCATGGCGCTGACTTTATGAACTTCTCAGATGGATGCTTTATATTTGAGAGCGACTTACCAGAAACAGAATGGAGAGTCGCTCACAGTAATAGTTGTTGTTTAAAGACAGACGTAGAGTTATTTACTTTAAAGAAGTTTTTACCAAGACGCTAAGAGACGCGCAGAGACAAAACAAAATTAATTAATAATATTTCTTAGGAGGAAATAATATGCCAACAACATACCCAATTCATCACGGTATTACGCTTGCAAGCGGATCCGAGATCGAGAACGCTGTAATTGAAACATTAGCGAACGACCCATCCCCTCTTGTAACAGGACGTGTATGGTACAACTCAACTAGCGGTAAACTTAAAGTTGCCCTAGGCAACCCTGCAGCAGCTTGTGAGCTGGCTTGCGGCTCTACGGTAACTGATGCAGTAGCGGCTCTACGTTTAGACTTAGAAACACAAATCACTGCTTTAGATAACGATACGTACAGCAAAGCTGAGACGGATGCCGCAGTATCCGGAGCAATCGACGATCTAGTAGGAGGAGCTCCTGGTCTTCTTGACACATTAAATGAGCTAGCTGCTGCTATCGGTGACGACGCAAACTTCGTTACTACTATCCAGCAACAGATTGCTGCTGAAGCTTCTCTTGCTCGTGGAAATGAAGGTTCTCTAACTTTTACAAACGTTACAGCAACAGACCTAACTGATGCAATCAATGCCGAAGGAGACCGTGCTAAGAATGCCGAAGCATCTAACACAGCAGCCGTTACTGCAGAAGCTTTAGCTCGTGCTACTGCTGATGGTAACTTAAACTCTTTAACAACTACTGCTAAAGGTAGTTTAGTTGATGCTGTAAATGAAGTTAATAATGACGTTACTTCTGTACAGAATGAGTTAAACACTACGCAAACTGGTGCTGGCCTATCTGATACTGGTTCTTACACTGCTAATGCAGGGTCTAACTACATCACTGCTGCAACTACTCTTGCAGGCGCAGATGATTTACTAGATGCACAAGCTAAGGCTAATGCTGACGCTGTTGCACAAGAGGTTCTTGATCGCGGTGCAGCAGTTTCTGGTGAGGCTACTACTCGTGCTAACGCTGATACTGCATTACAGGGTCAGATTGACACTAATGTTGCGGATATCTCTACTAATGCTACGGGTATCTCCACTAACGCTACTGCAATCACAGCGGCCGAAGGACGTATTACTACCTTAGAAAACGACGGTTCTGTTTCTGCCCTACAAGGCGAGTTAGATGTAACTCAAGTGGGTGCTGGTTTAGCAGCTTCTGGGGCATACTCTGCAAATGCAGCTATGAACTACATTGGTACGGCTACTTCTCTTGCAGACGCTGACGAGAAACTAGACGCACAAGCAAAAGCTAATGCTGATGATACTGCTGCCGAAATCGTTCGTGCTACTAATGCAGAAGGCCAGCTACAGTCTCAAATCACTGCTGCTGTTAGCTCTAACACAAGTACACAAGGTGAGCTTGATACTGTAGAAGCTGCTGCTGGTTTAAATGCTGACGGTACTTACACTCCTTCTCTAACAAGCAACTACGCTGCTGGTGCTGCTTCTCTTAAGAACGCAGATGAGCTAATTGATACTCAAGTTAAGACTAACACAGATGATATTTCTACTGAAACAGCTGCACGTATTTCTGCTGACTCTACTCTACAGACTAACATCAATACTGTATCAGGAACTGCAGCTACTAATGCCGCAAACCTAGCTGCTGAGATTACTGATGCTCGTACTGAAGAAGCTCGTATCGAAGGAAAAGTAGATACTAATGCGGGTTCAATCGCTACTAATGCTTCTGATATTGCTGCTGAGGTTGCTCGTGCAGGTAATGCAGAGGCTGGGTTAGCTACTGACATCACTACTGAAGCAACAGCTCGCTCTAATGCAGACGCTGCTTTACGTACTGATATTGACGCTAACACAGCTTCAATCGCATCTCAGAATACTGCTATTCGTGGTGACTATAATGCTACAGTATTTACTCACCAGTCTGGTGCGGCGTCTATGGTTCACGCTATCCCTCATAACTTAAACAGCACTTTCGTTGAAGTAAGTGTATTTATGTTCTCTGGCGGTAAGTGGCAGAATGACATCGCTTTGATTGAAGAAGTAGATGCTAACAACCTAACAATCACTATGACAGATTCTCGTGATGTTAAAGTTGTTGTAAGATCTGCGGCTTCTATCTAAGTAGATGGCGTAAGGTGAGTGCAAGAAATTGCACTCACCTACTATACAATGTAAGCATTCTATAGTAGGTGAGTGAGATATGAGAAAGACAGAGATTGATAAACATTTAGATAAAACGGATAAGGAACTACAGGCTCTAATGTCTGAGATACCTAAGCTATCTAAAGAGGAACTAATTGGTAGAGTACATACTATTATGCATAACTACCACACTTTAGGTTCCTTATTTAAAGAATTATGAATAAGCAAGAGGAGCTCGGAGTATACTCCTGGCTTAGCAAGATAAGACAGAATTTGTTAGACTTTAAGTCTACATACCCCTCTTACTCTGCTAAATACAGTATGAGGTGGTGTACAGAACAGAAACAGTCTTTATACTACGCTACAAAAACCCTAACTAGCGCCGCTTACTTCAAAGGACTAGACCCACGGTCAATGAAGAATAAACAGGCAAATTATAAATATACTAAAGGAAAATAGAATATGAATTCAGCACAATACATGAACTTGATGACTAACTTAAAAGTTAGCTCAAATGCCGGTTTTGCCTTCGAGCAGACTAACGTACTACCTACAGACCCAATGATGGGTCAAATGTCTTTAGTAGACGGAGTACTTTACATCTACGTTACTATTAGCGGTGTAACTACTTGGTTCCCTCTTACAAACGGTAAGTCTTCTTACGTACACACACAATCAGTTGCCGCAGAGCAGTGGGTAGTAAACCACGGACTTGACAGCCAAAACTTTATTTACATGTGTTATGATGCTAATCATAACCTAACTATGGCTAATGTAGTTTCTCAGGATAACAATAGCTTCACAGTTCAAATGAGTACAGCGGGTACTGGTACAGTAGTTGTATTCGTAGAAAGCGAAGTATTCTTGCCAACAGTTGGTGCTAATAATGTTGCTACACAAACTCTAACAGTTGACGGTGGCACAGTAGTAGTAGATACTAATGGTGTTGTTGTAAACGGTGTTAATATTTCCACAACTGCCGTAGACAACGCAGCTGCACTTACAGTATTGAACGCAGATTCCAGCGTTACAGGTTCTGTAGACCAGAAAATTGAAGATGTAGTTGGAGCAGCTCCTGCAGCTTTAGATACTCTTGTTGAAATCGGTACTGCGCTAGGTAACGATGCTGACTTCGCGGGAACAATGACTACACAGTTAGCTTCTAAGGCTACTGTTATCGCACTTGGAGCAGAAGAAACTGCTCGCATCGCCGATGTAGCTAACCTACAATCTCAGGTTAATACTAAGCTTAATGCTTCCGACTATAACGCAGCTGATGTACTAGCTAAGCTAGTAACTACTGACGGTTCTGGATCTGGATTAGATGCAGATACTTTAGACGGTAAAGAATTAGCAGATATCGAGTCTGAGCGTCAATCAGCAGATGCTACTTTACAAACTAACATCACTAACGAGGCTTCTACTGCTCGTGCAGCTGAAGCAGCTAATGCTAATGACATCGCTGGTGAAATTACTCGTGCTACGGGTGCAGAGGCTACTTTACAAGCTAATATTGATACTGTAGTTCCTAACTTAGACCACGGTTCTGTAATTTCTTGTGTAGATGCTCAAGCAACTTATAATGCTTCTTTTAAAGAGTCTTTCGCAATGGTTTACTTAAACAGAATGTTACTTAGACCTTCTGAGTGGACAGGTGCTTGTGTGAACGGTGCATGTACTTCAATCACAGTTGACTCAAGCATTTCAATCACAGACGGAGACGAATTAGAAATCGTATCAATCGTTTAATTTAATAGGAGACACATACCATGGCTAGAAGAAAGCACGGTATAAAGGATAAGGCAGGTAACGCCCTATCCCATACCAATAAAAATCAGTCTCTACTATTAAAGCGCGATGGCTCAGTAGAGTCTAAGGCATCTAAGGCTGACTTAGATGTAGCAAACACAGATGAAGCGTTAATTCTATCTGGTGATAAGGGTAATCTTAGAGCAGGGGAATTAACTGAACATAATATTTCGGTTCTTAATAATGTTAAAGCAGATGTAAACCATACACACGCTGAGCACTATACTAAGTCGGAAATGGATGCAACAGTATCAGATATTAATAATGCGGCTAGCACTGAGGCAACTGCTCGTGCGGCTGCTGATAGTACTTTACAAACTCAGGTATCAGATTTAGATACTAGAACTACAGAGAATACTAATACTAATACTACTCAAGGTTCAAGAATCACAGCCTTAGAAACTGCACCTGCTTATGCACCTTTAACTACGTCTCCTACAGCCCCTGCTAACCCTAATGTGGGCGATCAGTGGTGGGATACTATGTATAATGCATTGATGATCTACATCGACGATGGAGACTCCACTCAATGGATGGATATCACTACGGATATTGGCGATACTATGACTTACGCGGAAGCGGAAGCTAGGTACGTTAAACGTGGTGGAGACACTATGACGGGCAACCTACATCCTGAAACGGATAATGTACATAGTTTAGGCTCCCCTCTCAAGAGGTGGAAGGATGTTTACATCGGTCCAGGCTCTCTATACATTGGAGACCAAAAAGTTCTAGAGTCTGACGCTGATACTATTGTTGTAACAGCGGATACCAACCAGAATGTTTCTATCAGAACTAAAGGTACAGGTGACCTAGAATTAACTACTGATACTGGAGCTATTCAGCTTAAGGCAGATATGATGGTTACTCCTGGAAAGGGCTTTAATACTTCCAACGGTTCCAAGGTTCCATTTATTAGCGGTATTAGCGTAGCAGGGGAAACTATCGAACAGGTAGCTGAGCCAGTTAATTCAACTGAT